TATACAGAGCATCCGTATCGTGATGATCTCGATCGTGTGCAGTCGGTCATCAACGATCATGACATGCTAGTAGGATTCAACATTAAATTTGATTTACATTGGATTCGTAAGTATGGCATAGACTTTCAGGATAAAAGAATATGGGATTGTCAGTTGGTTCATTTCATTCTAACAGGACAATTAAAACCATACCCTAGCTTGAATCAGGTCTGTGAACACTATGGTCTAGAGACTAAACTAGACGTAGTTAAAGAAGAGTATTGGAAGAATGACATTGATACTAATGCGATTCCTCGAGATATTCTTGATGAGTATTTGCTCAAGGATTTAGAATTAACAGAGCAGGTTTATTTAAAACAATTAGAAGATGTTAAGGCTAATCCACATCTCATGAAACTAATCAGTCTTCATAATCAAGACTTGTTAGTGCTCGAAGAGATGGAGTTTAATGGTATCTTGTATGATCAGGATAAGTCAGAGATCTTAGGTAATGAATTGGAGGAACAAATTGCAAAGCTTGATAAAAGGTTGTATGACATACATAAGTGTGATGATTTCAATCCCAATAGCGTTGATCACGTTAGTGCTTTCTTATATGGTGGTAATGTTACATTTAGGAGGAGACTACCTAATGGGGTTTATAAGTCTGGAGAAAAAGAAGGACAACCAAGATTCAAATGGGAATCACACGAAGTAGAGTTTCCTAGACTTGTAAAACCTTTAAAAGGGTCAGAGTTAGAGAAAGAAGGTTTATACTCTACTGATGAACAAACACTTCGTAGCTTAGCAGGATCAAAGAAAGCATCAGAAGTTATTAAAATTATATTGACAAGAGCAGTTTTAGAGAAGAGAATGACAGCATACTACAAAGGTTTAGTAAACTTGATTGAAGAGCAGAATTGGGATCGAGGTCATATTTATGGACAACTGAATCAATGTGTTGCTCGAACAGGTAGGCTATCAAGTAGTAAGCCTAACTTACAGAACTTTGATAGTGAAATCAAAGGTTTATTATTATCAAGATATAAGGAGGCAGTATGAGTAACGATAACTATACCCCTGACTATGATGAAGGTATGCAACTTCATTCAGATCAGGAAGAAGCTTATGTAGTTCACACAGTGAATGACATCAATACAATCATTCAAGAAGTAGGTGTTGAGATTGTTATGGAAAATCTTAATGACTACTCTACTGAACAGATTGTTAAATGGTTAGCTAAGCACTACTAATGAAAGATAACTATAAAGGTACTTTTTGGTATCCTTGGGATTGTATGGGAACACACGACTCATTTAGAACAAGACGTTTAGATGAGCTTTATGAACATATAGAAAAGCTTGGAGTACAAAAAGCTTGGATACAATATATTATTCATGATATTGAAGATGTGATTCAGATAGAAGGTCCTGAGTTTTTAATGAAACATTTAGATATAAATTCTAAAAAGAAGTTAATAGACTTTATAAAGAGGCATTACTAATGTTATTACAAGCAGATGCAAAACAACTAGAGTGGGTAGGTGCTAGTTATCTGTCTCAAGATCAAGTAGCTATTGATGAGATAGGGGAAGGTACAGACATGCACTCTGATAATCAACAAAGGTTTGGACTACCAAGTAGATTGATTGCAAAGACATTCGTATTTAGATTGATCTATGGAGGCAGTGCCTGGTCGTATGCTAATGATCCTAACTTCAAAGATGTAGGTAATGAGAAGTTCTGGGAAAAGATTATTGGTGACTTCTATAGGAAGTACAAACAGTTGTATCAGTGGCACGAAGAGATTGTATTTAAAGCCACAAGAGATCACAAACTTATCATGCCAACAGGACGTACTTACTTTTATGAACCTGAGGTTAAGTATGGTAAGATTAAGTATCCTCGGACTAAGATACTAAACTATCCAGTTCAAGGACTAGGTGCAGATTTAATGGCGATAGCTCGAGTCTCATTGAGAAATCGTCTTAAAGGTCGTGATGGAGTGAAGATGGTGAATACTGTTCACGATTCCATTATCCTTGACTTTGATCCTAAAGTATGGGATAATGTTACATTGGTCAACATAGTTGATAAATGTTTCGAAGATGTTCCAAAGAACTTTGAGAAGTTGTTTGGAGTAGATTTTAACTTACCTATGCGTGTCGAGTGTCAAGTAGGACAAACATGGGGTGATATGGAGATAATAAATGCAAATCACAGTAATTGATGTAGGACAACCTAATACCCATTCAACTAAGAATGGTAGATCATATCAGTCAATGGAAGTAACATACAAGAATGATAGTGGTCAAGTTCAATCCAAGAAGTTAATGTCATTCAGTAATCCTGATGTGTTTAAACAGGCTAAAGATTGGCAAAAAGGTGACACAGTAGATGTTAATACACAGAAAGATGACAATGGTTATTGGCAGTGGATTAGCATTGGTGCTGATGCAATAGCACAAGCTAGTAGTAATACAAGTAATACAACTTCTAAAACAACAAGAGTTACAGGTAGTAACTATGAAACTAAAGAAGAACGTGCTCAGAGACAGGTAATGATTGTAAGACAATCTTCTATCTCTTCTTCTATCTCAGCTTTAACTGCTGAAGGTAAAAGACCCTCTGTAGCAGAAGTTTTGGCTATGGCTAAAGAGTTCGAGAACTATGTAATGGATAACAAATCTGTTGATTCAGTAGCAGACATGGAAGACGATATTCCGTTATAATGAAAGCTTTAGTCGACATGGATTTAGTGTGCTTTCGATGTGCAGCAAGTGCTGAGAAAGATGATGTTGGTATAGCTATCTATCGTATGAATGAATTGTTTGATCAGCTTATTGAGAAGACAGGTTCAACAGAATACGAAGCTTATCTTACTGGTGCTAATAACTTTAGGAAGACTATCTATCCTGAGTACAAAGCACATAGAAGAGCACCTAAACCTGTGCACTTAGAGGCTTGTCGTGATTATGCGATGCAGTCTCTGAATGCAGTAATTGCCCCTGATGGGTTAGAGGCAGATGATGCCTTGGGAATAAATCAAACAGATAATACGATAATATGTTCCCTTGATAAAGATTTACTCCAGATACCAGGACGACATTTTTCCTGGGAAATCAGTGGCAAAGGATGGACAAGACCTGATACTTTTGTTGAACAGACAGAGCTTGAGGGTCTTCGTCTATTTTATGAACAATGTCTAAAGGGTGATACATCTGATAACATTAAGGGTATTGAGAAGATAGGCGATAAAAAAGCAAAGTCTCTCCTTAGCTCCTGCTTATCTGAATTAGATATGCTTAGTGTTGTCAGAAACCTTTATGGTAATGATGAAGAGTTTCTTATGAATGCAGGATGCCTATGGATCCTCAGAGAAGAAGGCTCTTACTACAAGGATAGATTTAATGCCCTTATTCAAAAGTAAGTTTGAAAAGACAGTATGGGATAAACTTAAACAAGTATTCTCAGCCTGTAAATATGAACCAAAGAAGTATTCCTATATCCAACCTGCTATACAACGCACTTACATTCCTGACTTTAAACCTGGAACTGCTGAGATCTACATCGAGGCTAAAGGTAAACTAGACTTAGAGACTAGAAAGAAAATGGTGTGGTTTAAACAGTGTAATCCAAAGACTCGTATCATATTCCTATTTATGAATCCTGATGTTAAGATTCGTAAAGGAAGTAAGACGACCTATTGGATGTGGGCAGAAGACAACGGATTCGAGTGGCTTGATGCCAGAAAGGATTGGATAAGTGATTATAAAAAACTTTGTAAGAAAAAGTGATGGTAGCTGTTCTTTTAGTTGTGAAGTAGATGACCAAGAGGCAGAAGCCCTTATTCAATTTGCAGTTATGAATCTCATTGATATGGGAGTTATTAACGTTGAAGAACAAGAAGACATTGAATCAGAAATAGATACTTATTTAAATTCTGGAGGTAAACTTTCATGAGAAAACACATGGTGATACCTGATTGTCAAGTAAAACCAGGACATTCAGTTAAGTATTTAAGATGGATAGGTCAATACATTGTTGACAAACAACCTGATGTAATTGTATGTATAGGAGACTTTGCAGACATGCCTAGTCTTTCTTCGTATGATGTAGGTAAAAAGATGTTTGAAGGTAGGACATACAAATCAGACATCAAGGCAGTTCACAAAGCTATGGAAAGTTTATTAGCTCCTCTATGGAGACTACAAGAAAGACAACGTAAAGCTAAACGAAAGCTTTATCAACCTAGAATGGTTCTTACTTTAGGTAATCATGAGGATCGTATAGATCGAGCTATTAATAATGATCGTAAGCTAGAAGACTTAATTAGCATAGGAGATTTAAATTATGATAAATATGGTTGGGAAGTTTATCCTTTTCTTGATGTGGTCGTTGTTGATGGTATTGCTTACAGTCACTATTTTGCAAGTGGCGTCATGGGAAGACCGATTACATCGGCTAGAACGCTTATTACTCGTAAACACATGTCGTGTTTCGCAGGACATCAACAAGGTAGACAGATTGCCTATGGAAGCCGTGCAGATGGAAGAGAGATTACTGCTATTATTGCAGGATCATGTTACGAACACGATGAGGACTATTTAAGTTCACAAACTAACCAACACTGGAGAGGGTTCTATATGCTCCATGAGGTTAATGATGGAGCTTTTGATGAGATGGCAGTAAGTATTAATTATCTTCGTCAAAAGTATGGTAAAAAGCTTGACAAAAGCGTTTAAACGAGGTATAATATATGATACATCCATTAGAAAAGATCTTTGAAGAAGCAGTAGAACAAGCATCAGATGGTAAGGGTGAAGAAAGACATGGTAATGGCAAGTGTTTTCTTACTCAACCTTGGGTTAGCTTAGCAGATACCCATGGTACAGGGTTCTTAACTGGACAGGCTCAGAAGAAGATTATAGAAGCAGTAAAGAATAAAGAAGACTCTAACTATTTATGGTATAAAAGAGAGATGTTAGGAGCTATAAACTACTTAGCTATGGCATTGTTATATGAAGAAAGGATAGATGATGGTCGACACTAACCCACATACTGGAGAACGTATAGTCTCTAAACTTAGAAACAAAGATAAGTTTGATGAGAACTTTGATCGTATCTTTCGTAAGGATAAAAAAGAAGACAAAGAGAATGATAAGAAATCTAACGTTTGAAGAGCTTAAAGAAGAGCTCTGTAAAATGGAAGAAACAGAGTTATTAGAGTTATTAGATATTGAATCTGAAGAGATAGTAGAAAAGTTTTTAGATAAGATAGAAGATAATTATGATAAACTGTTAGTTGAAGTTGATAATTTAAAAGAGGAGATTGATACAGATGAGTAAGAACCTACCTACAGTATATCAAGATGTAATTGCACTATCTAGATATGCTCGATTTATACCTGAAAAGAACAGACGAGAAACTTGGGATGAAACAGTTAATCGTTTAGTTACTTACCTAGAAACAAAGACACCCGAATTAAAGAAGGAACTTAAAGAAATTAAGGAAGCTGTCCTTAATCTTGAGGTTATGCCTTCTATGAGATTACTAATGACTGCAGGAGAAGCTTGTGAGCGAGATAACATCTCTGCTTATAACTGTTCTTACCTAGCAGTTAATAATAAACGAGCATTTAGTGAAGCTCTATACATCCTTATGAATGGGACTGGTGTAGGTTTTAGTTGTGAGAGACAGGAGATTGATAAGTTGCCCTCTATCCCCTTAGACCTTGATACCTGTGATGACTTAATTGTTGTCGAAGACAGTAAACTTGGTTGGGCAAAAGCTTTCAAGAAACTCCTGTCATCACTTTATGAAGGAGACATTCCTACGTTTGACTTTGCTAAAGTTAGACCTGCAGGAGCTAGACTAAAAACATTTGGTGGTAGAGCCAGTGGTCCTGATCCATTGAAGAAACTATTTACTTTCGTAGTGGATACGTTTAAACATGCTAAAGGACGTAAGCTTAACTCTATCGAAGTACATGATATTATGTGTATGATAGGAGAAATCGTTGTAGTTGGAGGTGTAAGACGTTCAGCTCTAATCTCTTTATCTAACTTGACTGATCGCAGAATGCGTGAAGCTAAAATGGGAGCCTGGTATAATGATCACCCACATCGAGGTCTTGCCAATAACTCAGTTGCCTATACAGAAAAGCCAGACAGTGAAACTTTCATGGAAGAATGGGTATCATTGGTTAAGTCTAAATCAGGTGAACGAGGTATCTTTAATCGAATCGCTGCACAGGATCAAGCAAATAAGTGGGGACGTAGAAGTCCAGATTTCAGTTACGGAACCAATCCTTGTTCAGAGATTATACTCCGTGATAAACAATTCTGTAACCTTACGGAAGTGGTCGTACGAGCAAATGATACAGAAGAATCCCTTGCAAGAAAGGTTCGACTTGCCACTATTCTTGGTACTATCCAATCGACTCTCATAGACTTTAAGTTTCTATCTGCTGAATGGAAACAGAATACAGAAGAAGAAAGATTACTTGGTGTATCAATGACAGGTATTATGGATGCTGAGATTACTTACAATCCTAATCCTGAAATGTTAGAAAGGTTAAGAGATGAAGCAAGAAAGACAAACGAAAAGTATGCTAAGAGATTGGACATTCCTGTTTCTGCATCAATTACTTGTGTTAAGCCTAGTGGTACTGTTTCTCAGCTTGTGGACAGTGCAAGTGGTATACATACACGACACAATGACTATTACTACAGACGAATCAGAATGGATAAAAAGGATCCAATCTATACGTTCTTAAAAGAAAAAGGTGTAGAAGTAGAGGATGAAGCTTATAGACCTGACTCTACTGCTGTATTTACTTTCCCAATGAAAGCTCCTAAAGGTGCTCTACTTAGAGATAGCATGACAGCCTTAGAACAATTAGAGAACTGGATTGTATATCAAAGACATTGGTGTGAACACAAACCTTCAGTCACTATCTCTGTTAAAGATGAAGAGTGGGTTGAGGTAGGTGCATGGGTATGGAAACACTTTGATGAGATTAGTGGAGTATCATTCTTACCTCACAGTGATCATTCTTATCAACAAGCACCATACGAAGATTGTACTAAAGAGCAGTATGAAGAGCTTCTTGCTAGAACTCCTAAGACTATTGATTGGACAGAGTTTACAGAAGAGGAAGATAATACTATTGGTCAACAAACATTAGCTTGCACTGCAGGCAGTTGTGAGATATAATGATTATTACAATTCAACCAATATGTGGAGTTCAATTAGGCTTAGAATTTACTGAAGCAGAAGTAGAGAATATTGAAGTAGGATATTGCTTAATTGATTTATTAATAATCAGAATTCAATTAGCGTGGTATAAATAATGAAAGTATGTATAATTGGTTCTCGTTCCATTGATAAAGCTGAGATAGTCTTCCCTATCATTGATCGCTTTATAAAGGAACACGGCACAGGCACTCTCACCTTCCTCCTAGGGAGTGCCAAAGGTGTCGACCCATTGTCTAAGAAGTATGCTGAAGCTAGAGGAATAGATGTGGTAGAGTTTATACCTTATCATCTAATAGATCCTACAGCAAACTTTGACAGTAAGTATTTCTTTGTTAGA